CATTTTCAATTTACCTCTTTCTTTTTATTAGGGGCCATGCTAATATACCTATGCGATTCGGAACGGCCCCGGCTGTTCGTTTGCCCCTGTCAGTGTTGGTAGCACTGGCAGAGGCTTTTTCTTATGCTATTGCAATCTCCTGTACTTGTGAGCGCCCAAAGAATCTGGCCTTATAAGTTTTCCCATCTCCCCGGCTTCCCCATATCAGTTCAATACCAAACAGGGCCTTGCTCCCATGAAGGACTTCATATCCTAACTGCTTCCAGCCGTTCCAGGTATTTGTTTCTTCCTTAACTCCTGCCGTGGCCTTTGCTTCTTCAATTCTCTTTGCGTTGATTGCCTCTGCCTTTGCAGATAACCATGCTCGGTGTAAACACTCTGCAAAAGAAAGTTCTTTTTTCTCCCGGTAAAGCCTCCATGCTCTCAGCATGATTTTTTGAAGATTGTACTTCATGATTTCTGTCTCCTTCCTTGTCCGGCTGAATCATCTTCCTGGTTATTGGTTTTGCTCTATTGCTCACTTACAGGTATATGGTTTTCAGCTTCACAACTTTTCGGGTTGTTCGTTTGTTTCATCCTTATAACTACATTATATATCCATTCACGTGAATAGTCTATTGGCATCATTTATATATTTGTGAATTTTGTATATTTACGTGAATAGACTTTTTTGCTATAATATTGGTATGGTAGAGAAGGTGTATTTATTATTCGCCACTCTATTTACCTAAAAATGAAAGAAGGTGTTAAAATGCCAGAGGATAGCAAAATCAGCAAAGCGCAGCAAAAGGCAGTGCATGAATATGTGAAACGAAATTATGACCGCATCGAATTAACCGTAAAACCCAAAGGGAAAAAAGAAGAAATAAAAGCTCATGCTGAATTAAGCGGAGAAACATTAAATTCCTTTATTAATCGTGCCATAGACGAAACAATGAATCGTGACACGATGCAGGCGCGGAAGGAAATCTAATTATGGAATACGGATTAAACAAAAACGAATGCAGCATAGGGTACTGTAGAACGCCGTACCCCCGTAGGGTGTCGCGAAACACGACACCTAATAGAAACATGAGCACCAGCGTAAACCAAAACATAACCAGCGGATTGGGGTCTCCTCAAAATTGGGCAGACCTTTTTATAGAATCTAGCTATATTCAAGAGCAAAGTAAACATATAGTTCATAATGCAAAGGATATTTTAAATGAGAAAAAATAATAAAATGGAGCGGCAACTTGATGATATTCGCGTTCTTGTTGCTGAAGCAAAAATTAGAAACAATTTCAATGACGATGAATTAGCGGCATATATTGGATTAAGTAAGGCATCTCTAGCAGAACGAAAAAGTGACCCAAAGCGATTTACTCTCAATCAGCTATATGTAATTCTTGATTTCCAGTCCATCATGTAACTCTCTTACTTGCCTCTTTATTCCATTTTGGGAAAAAAGTATTTTTTGGCTGCCGAATTTTCGGCCGTGAAATCCGTCAGGTATGCCCGGAGATATAGCCACCATTTTTGCGGATAGAGGGGAGGACTTCACTTGTTACCCAACGCTTAAATTTTTTCGCATTTGGCAACTTACTAGAAAGCACCAGGGAATAAAGCCCGGATTCGTTAATGATAATAGTTTCCTTATCCTGATTCCCGTCAAAAAACATAACTTTGCGCCTGTCATCTTCGTCTACATGGCGGTTAATATCTCGACTACCGTTTTGGTACCCGAGGATGCCAGCTATATCCTTTCCAACGAAGTAAACCTCATTCTCAGTCTCTACTGTCCTAACTCATTCCAGTATTGTCCAGGCCTAACAAATCGTTTTCCACCTACTCTAGCCCCCTTGACTCACACTCATCTAAGGTAGGACTGTTTCACTGCCCCCTCGGATTGTCATAAAATTATACCTCATTTTTGACCTGGGCTTTTTTTGTATGCATTTTAGTGCATTTTGTGCATTCGTCAACGTATATGTGCCTATAGTTGATACCGGCAGAGGGATAGCGTTTAGTTTAGTCTATTCTTTTTTTGTGCGCACTTTTGCGCAGTTTCAAACTATGATATCATAAAGCATTATCTGATTGTCCTGGGGTAGAAAAATACTGACCCGGTATTTCACCGCCCCAGGCCAGTACCATTATCTTAATCAGCTTTGCATAACCCAGCGACAAGAGTAATTCTAACGTGCCTGTCCCACCGACACGTTACGATAAGTTGGTGATATCACTGTTTTTCTTGCTCTAATGCTTTAAGAATAAGATTATCCGAATAGAATATAGCATTCGCCTCCTTTGCCGTTATTTCTCCATTGACGACCCAATTATTGACGCGGGCCAGTGAGCGCCGTACCTCTGCCGGGGTATTCCATCGTAATTTCTTCTTTACTCCCGCCTCCTGTTGTTTCATAAGATGGGCGAGTCGATACCTCTCTGCAATGTTATTCATGCCTTGTTTTCCTCCAGGTCTAAAATATGTATATCCTCTTTTGGTGGGTACAACTCTGCAATTTGTCGCAATTGCTTATATACCGTTTCTTTACTCTTTGACAGTACTCGAATATCGCTTGCTTCATACCTTGCGCGCTCCTTTCCTTTCTGTCTCAGCAGCAACATACCCTCATATTTATCTTGTTCTTCCAGGCGGGTGACTGTTGCCAGTATAGTAAAATATTGTACTGTTTTCCCGGCCTTTATCAAATTATTTTGCATGTTATCACCTCGAATTTTGCTATATAGTTTTCTCTCTTATCCGCACATAATAAGGTATTCCCATTGAGTGACCCCCCGCCAACACCGATAAGCCTATTACAGCATCCATTCATAATATAAGAATTACCCTATACAACGAACCAGAATGCCCTTTCCTTCTATTTTAACTAACTATGCGGGAATTTCTCCGTATCCTCCTGCCCCTCGGTATTATAGGCGCTTTCCCTTCCAGCAGCAGACTAAACAATGCTAATGCTTTTCTGCGGTATGCGTAAAAATCATCACGTTTAGCGGGAATATGCGATTTAATATAAATACGGTCATATCCCCTTTTTTGTGTGAGAGATTCAATAATAAATGTAGATAGCCCTGGATTACTTAAATCAGCCGCATTGCATATTAAGCCTTTATTTTCTTCCAGTCTGGCAAGTTCCACTAATTCAGCCGCCCGGCTGCAATCTATTCCGTAATCGCTTAAACTCTTGTCCCTTGTCCTCATTGCTTATACACCATCCTTCTGATATAATAAAAGCAATGTGACTTTCCCGCTGCCATCACCCATTTAAAAACGACAGCGGGATTATTTATACACTTCCTTCCGTTACCATTCTTACACCAACACGATTTTTCTCATTATCACCGAATTTAACTATAAGCTGACCAAACTTTGTACCATCAAGCACCATTTCTGCTGAAACAATTCTAGCGCCATTGGAAATATTACTTTCTGCCAGTGCTTCCTTAAATGCCTGTTTCATCGTGGATAAAGGAGAAACAACCTTCGGCAGCAGGGCTATTTTGTTTCACTACGAATATTTTTCACCGCCATATCTACCACAGAAATCAGTCTATGATATTTCACATGGACAAGCACATCATAAAATAAGCTTCGTAGCCGCCTTATAATACTTGATAAAATGGAACGATGGTAAGCCTCTGCCGCTATAAGTTTCCGTATCTGATTATCTTTACATCTGGCATACATCTTTACCAGGCCCGCCGTTCCTAATTCCCGTAATGTCCCGGAAAACATGCTTATTTCCGCCCTTATGCTTTCCTCATGGCATAATGCCTCAAAAGCGTCCGAAATAATGTCATCTGACACATAATTTTCTAGTATTCCTCGGCACGTCCGCACACCATCAGCAGATAGCAACAAATCAGGGAAATTTATAAAATCAATTCTCACATCTTCCCCGTCTATCAATTCTGCTTCTGCTATCCGGTCAGAACACATCCCCAAATATCCCGCTGCCTCAATGCCGCCAGTTTTCAGGATAAGCCCAAGGCTTAAAAGCGGCATTTCAAGCACCTCCCTGGTCTTAATTGCTGTCACAATTTTTTCGTAATAAGTCATTCTGATTCTCCTTGTCTTTATTATTTCAATGCTTCTCTTGTGTAATATTGAAATGTATTGTTTATCAACAAACAGCACATTCGCCCCATGCTGACCAAATTTTATAGTCACATTAGCTATTTTTTCAACATTTACACACCCCAATCACTTTTAAGCTGGTTCAGTAGCTTCATTTCTTCGGATGTGTCCATTCCTGGGTTACTGTCCGGGTGGTATGTCTTTGACAGAGTGCGATAGAACTTCTTAAGCATGGCCTTATTATCCTCATTGTAGTTATTAGAAATATTTCCACCGTAACTACTCCCACTATTCCCGCCGTAGTTATTAAAGAATCTTTCATAATAACTACGGCTCTCTTTCTGGCTCCGGCGCTCATAGTCTCTCTTTGCCTTATAATCTTCCTTGACCTTCTTAAGGGCATTCGGGCTGCGCAGGTTCCCGAACACATCATAGCAATGGTTATATTCACTCTCGCTGGTATCATACTTTTCTTTGAAAGCCTCCACCCTCTGGTTGTGTTCCATTAGGATGCGCCTGTGCTCCTCCCTGGCACTGTATTCCTCTGTCTGCCGGAACTCTGCTTCTACCCTGTCTATGATAGGCTGGAATTTCTTATAAATCAGGTCCACAAGTTCATTCTCTGGTAGTCCGATGGTTTCCACCTTGTCCTTCCATCGGGAGCCAGTGATATAGTCCCCTATCCAGCTCCCACAGTCCACAATAGAGTAGTACTCGATGGTACAGATTACAGTCTGCTTTTTCTTGACCTTCCCGGCCTCTCGGTAACTCTCATGTATACTAATCCGGTATGCTTTTCTAACAGGGCGGTCAAAGTGTTCATCACTATAGCGCCACCCCCAGGTTGACTCCTTCTTATCGTTGGTAGTCCAGGTGGTTTCATAAACCTCTATTTCCTTCGGTTCCCCAGCATGAACCTTCTTTACTTCTATTTCCTGTATCACGCAAAACATTTACTGTTCTCCTCCGTGGTTACAATAACCATGTTTTCAATAACTACATAAAAAAATAAAGCCCTCCTTTAAACGGCTCTGCGTCTCAGCGTCTGGCTCTATATAATCATACTGCTATGTAATTTTTATTCTGCTGGCATATAAAAGACCCTCTGCCCGGTCTGATATGCTAAATCCACCTCATAAAGAACACCTTTAGCCCTCGCCATATCCTCATAGACTCCCACAAACAATGCTCCGTTATGAAACCTGCTTCTGACATACACCGTTGCCCCTTTACCATCGTGGCTGTATTCTGCATATATTTCACCATATTCAAGGTATTGCCTTGCATCCTGGGTTCTTATCTTCACCGCTTACCCCTCCTTTCGATTTCTGTCAACACCGCCATTGCTATATCCTTGCTGAATGAATCTGGATATTTTATCATGAAACACTTAACTGCATTTACGGTTTCCTCCCAGTATTCATCATCATCCGGTTTACCTACTGGAAGTCGCTGTTTAAACAGTTTCCAAACATCTGCGAACATTTCAAATTCCTGTTGTACCTCTGAATTTTTTACCACATCGGCCCCCTGTTAATCAAATGGTGTTTTCTCCTTTGCGGGCTTGAAATCAAAATCTTTACCCTCTGCTTCCTTGAAACTCATTTCCTCACCAACAAATTCCATTTGAAATTTTGCTGTTTTCCCTTGTCGGTTTTTCTCTACCTTCACCCCTTTGTATCTTTCATTATCTTCTGAAAGATTCCAAAGCAGCATAACAACTGATGCATCCTGCTCAATATCACCTGATTCCCTCAGTTCCGACATAGTGGGTTCTTTTGTCTGCCGTCCTTCTGATGCCCTGTTTAATTGCGATAAGACTATGATAGGCCGGTTCAACTCCATTGCTAATGATTTAATTGCCTTTGAAATATCGCCCACTTCTGACGCCCGGTTAGCGTAATGACGTTCGGTCTTTATAAGCTGCAAATAATCAATGATGATGCAATCAGCACCCATGTGCTGGCATTCTCTGCGTATCTCACCCACGGATTTAACCCCGCTTGATATCCACACATCCAGCCTTTTCAGTTCCGTATTGGCCTTTTGGAACCGTTCTTTTTCATCCCCCAGGAAAGCCTTGCCCTGCCGGATACGGTTCATCATAATACCAGATTGCCGCGACACCAGTCGTTCATACATCTGCTTATTTGTCATTTCCAGATTATACAGCAGTACCCGCTTGCCCCGGATTCCCATATTTGTCAGTATTTGCGTAACAAAAGCAGATTTTCCAACTGCCGGGCGCGCTCCAATGACAATGATATCACCACCCTCCAGACCTCCAAGACAATCATCCAATCGTGGGAATCCCGTGTAAAGAAAATCCCGTTCCCTGTCTACGAAACATCCTGGGGCCATTTCGTCAACAATCTCACTTAAGCTTTTTGCCTTTGGTCTATCATCCTCTTGCAATGCCTCCAGAGCGTTCACAGTCTCCCCTATTTGCTTTTCTACGGCAGAGGGGTGGAATTGTACTGCATTGATAATTTGCGTGGCTGTACGGGCCTTATATGCGTTTTTAATCACTTGTGCATATTCCCCAGTTGCCGTACTTGTTACGCTTGAATCACTGCACGCTTTTAATTTACTCAGCAATTCAGATTGGGAAACATCAGTAATGTTTGCTGCAAGGGTAACAAGATTGGCCTGATATCCAAAATCATGCGCTCTCAAAAATTCCAGATATATCCGCCCTAACAGCGCATCAACAAACATATCAGGGCGAATGCTCCCACAATCCTTGATTGCCCGTGGTTCCATCATCAAAGCGCCAATAAGCGCTTGCTCCGCATTAACAATCATAAACCATCCTCCCCCGGCAGATAATCAATAATGGACTTTGACATAAAGGTATCGAAATTTTTATAATAATCTAACTCTGTTCCCTCTTCCTCCCGTTCACGGGTATAGGCTCGAACCGCCAAATAAATTTGCTTGTTAGTCAGCCGATAACGAACTTTGTTGATACAACGCCCTTTTTTCACATAAGCACAATAGTATTCAAATGCTTTTGCTTTTCCCCTCTTTTTTGGATATATGGCATAAATCTTTTCAAAGTCTGTTTTCAGTTGTTCAAGGTCGGAATTATTATCTCCCGTCTTATCTGGTTCGGCTCCAGGCGAACATAATATATTATTATCTAACTCTATACTAACCTGTGCTTCCATTTTGGATACATCATGGATACGTTCTGTATCCAGTACGTATACACCATTATTAACAATCAGTTGAGATAACTGTTCTTGATAAAGAGTGCGCCTATATCTGTCTGCCTGTATGTAGTTATTTTGTTTCCAATGAGTAATAACCATGATTCCATCATCAAATGGAATAACAAATCCCCTGGAAATCAAGACATTCAAATCATCACTTCCACAGTTGACTAACTTAGTGATTTTTTTAGGAGAAGATACAAAACCATCATCATCTGCCCTCAGACCTAAATGGAAATACAAATTTTGTGAAGTAGCAGGCATATCAAGAAACTTGTCCGTATCAATAACATCAAGTGAAAACATCCTCCTATTCGCCATTGGTTGATACTCCTTCAATCTCTCTCAACAACGCTTTTGCGCTATCTAATGCTTTCAAAGTTCTGCTTCCACGATTCTCTAGCGTTTTTATAAATCTCCTAATTTCATTTGCCGTTGAAGCTCTATAATATCCACCTAATGTACTACTTAAAATCACATGCCCTTGCTCTCGTTCAAATTCAATCTGTTTCTGCAATGTCCTAATGCTTGTAAATCCAAAATAATTTTTTAAAAATGTCGGTGACAGCGCATTTTCCTCACCAGCTTGTAAAAATTCATAAACCATATTTACCCTTTCTACTTTTCTTTATCTACAGGCATTTCTAACTTTTTATTGCTCTTTATGGTCAGGATAAAACAGTCTCCTATTCTCCATCAATACACTGCTTGTCTTAAATATTTGTCCCCTGTCCATTCAGAAAATCCACCAGTTTGCCAAAATTGACTAAATACTTCGTTCCAACCATAACAAACGTTATTTTCTTTTGGAGACATAATTTTCTTATGCAATCATAAGATAACCCGGTCCTCTCTGCTGCCTTACGGATGGTAAGCATTTCTGGAATAGACTGTTCCTCCTGCACTGGAAGTTTAATAGCCGCTTCTAATGCCGCCATCTCGCCAAGAATAGCCTTTTCCTGCCGTTCTATATCCGCATTCCAACCGGAACCATATTGCAAGAAAAGTTCTGAGCGTTGCCGCGCTAAGTCCGTATATCGGGAAGCCATCTCCATTTTCGTCATATAATAAAAATCCTCCTTCCTTTAATATCTGTACATATACCAACTTATAATACTTATCCGGATATAGAATCCATATACTTATCCAAAATTGTAAAATTCACTCTTACAGACTTACCTATTTTAATAACTGCCCCAGCATCTTCTGCAACTTTTCTCATAGCATTACGACCAAATCCATATCTCATCCCCGCTTGTTCTAAAGTCCCAGATTTCTGCTCAACATCATTATTTTTTATTAACGCTCTCATAACTCCACTCCTTTTTGTCTTTATATGCTTGAACAATATGTAATTGTTTGTTACAATATTATTATACAATGTAACAATTATAAATTCAATACAATCGTTACATTATTCATTGCAACGTAACAATGACGAACCATCGGAGGAATGCAACATGTTGAATGTAACAAATATATTTTCAAATAGGTTAAAAGAATTGCGTGGAGAAAAGACTTTGCAAGAAGTTGCAAGCGCAATAGGTATAACCAGAGTAGCAATGGGGTATTACGAAAAAGGAGAACGAAAACCTGATATTGAAATCCTTCACAAGATTGCAGATTATTACAAAGTATCCGCAGACTTTTTAATTGGTTTATCTAATGTAAAATCTCCCAATATGGATATTAAATGTATTGCTGATAAAACGGGATTGTCAGAAACCGTCATAGACAAAATAATAACAAAAGATAATGATTTTCTTAATCTTTTGATTAGCTCTGACGATTTTCCAATGATGGATTATTTATTTGATGAAATTTGTTCTAATTATGAACTGGCATTAGTCAAGGCTTATCGCCTAGTAGAATTAGAAATGGAATATGATAAATACACTGACAATCCCCAACAGCAGCAAGATATAAATAAACAATATGATATGTATAGAGATATCATTACACGTTCAGAGGAAAGATGTGATAGTGCATCTTATAGAATAGCGCTTTATTTTGGGAATATATTAGAAAATTTCAAGGCATTGAGGATTAAAGAGATACAAGCTATTACCAACAAAGCGAAATCCGATACTGATTCGGACTGAATGAAAGGAAGGATATTATGGCAAGTGTAAGAAAGCGCGGTAACTCTTATCAAGTCACGGTTAGCAATGGGCGCAGAGCCGATGGGACCCAAATACTTGAAACGGACACATTCACACCAGAATCAGGAATGACCCCAAAGCAGGAGAAAAAGGCCCTGGAGCAATTTGTATTGGACTTTGAGCGTGATGTAAAATCAGGCCAAAACGTTAAGGGCCGGCGCATGACCCTGGAGGAATTGTCTGAGTTGTTTTTGAAAGACAATGAACCTACTGGAAACTCGGATGATGATGTTATGTCCATCACTACCTGGGCCAGCTATAAAAACTGTTTGAAATTGCGCATCGTCCCACGCCTGGGGCATTTAAAGATATGCAGCATCATCCCAAAGAACCTTAAGGATTACAGCAAAGCCTTAAGGCAGGACGGAGCCAGGATTGACGGAAAGCCCGGCGGGCTATCTGAAAGCACCATAACAAGGGATTGCGCCATTGTCAGCAGCTTATTGTCTTATGCCGTTGGTGAGGGATTACTCACTATAAACCCTTTAATCTATGCTGGAAAGCAAAGCAAGGGACACAGGCCAAAGAAAGAGTATAAGGTGAAATATCTTACCATAGAGCAAACGCAAGCGTTCCTGTGGGCCTTAGACAACCCTATAACGATAAAATACGGAGGCCGTAAGCGTAAAAACAAATCAGGGGAAGTATATTCAATCAAAGAATATCAAACGTCATGGAAACTCTCTTTAAAATGGCGGGCTTACTTTTATCTGGCCCTGTTCATTGGCGATAGACGTGGTGAGAATATAGCTTTCACTTGGAATGATATAGATTTAGATACCGGAACCGTGAATATTGAAAACTCTACAGCTTATGTGGATGGAAAGATAATACAAAAAAAGACCAAAACAAATAAATCACGCACTCCTGTTATACCGCCTGTCGTCACGGGCATATTGAAATTATGGAAAGCGGAACAAATGCGCCAAAGCATGGAGCGCGGCACATATTGGCAGGGATACCACGGGAAAGAATTTGATAAGAATTTCATTTTCACGCAGGAAAACGGGATTCAGATGCATCCTTCAAGCCCATACCATCAGTTCAAACGAATCATAGAACTGTATAACAAATATGTGGCAGAAGATTGCAGCCACATGATTCTCCCGGATATAACCCCACACGATTTACGTCATACCGCAGCCTCCATATTGATTGCTAACAATATGGACCCTCGCTCCGTTGCCGGGGTTCTGGGACATTCCAATGCGACCACCACATTAAATATCTATGCTTACTTTTTCCGCAGCAAAAATGAGGAAGCGGCTAACATCATGGAGAGTGTTTTAATCAAAGCAAATTAG